GTTGTCGGGTGATACTCCATCGCTCGAATCCGTAGATTGTCCTCGAGATCCCTTTGGCCGAATCGGATGATCGTCGGCATCACCTTGTCGATCGAATCCTTGCTCGACCATTCGGAAATCGCTTGTGACAGTTCCGCGTAATTCATGCCCACCCCTTTTCATGGCCGGGAAGGATCGCGCGATCCCTCCCGGCCCCGCGCGTGGTGTTCCGAAGGCTATGGAGTGCAGAAATACGTTTTCCCTTTGTTCGTGATGAGCCAGATTGTCGTAAGAGTCGCGTCCCATTTCATCGCCGCGATCCCGGCTCCCGGGGTGGTACAGGCTGCAAGGGTGGTCTTGGAAATGGCGTTCCCGGAGATCGTATGCCGGTAGATCCTCCCGCTTGCGGTCCCAATGTAGGTGTACGTTCCGGAGGCGGGATAGACGATTGCCGTGATCTTTTCCCCCGGGATGGTCGCAAGCAGGGTGAGCGCCCCCGTGGCGATCGCCTGTGAATAGAGCTTTCCGGTCGAGGTCACAACATAGAGTACGGAATTGTCAACGCCCGTGATTGCCGTGAACGGGCCCTGGTGTTCCGTCCCGACGGCCGTGAACGTGACGGCCAGCGCCGGCGCCGCCATCAGAAACAGCATCAGAATTGCAAAGACAATCGCTTTTCTCATGGGTCCCTCGTTTCAAGGTGGGGAGGGGATGATCCCCCTCCCCGTCAGGTTGGTTGCCGGCCTACGGGTCCATGGTGTAGAGCGCGGTGAGCTTGATCGTGCCTTCGGTTGCCCCGGTCGCCGGCGCCGCCGTCGCGGAAACTTGGATCGTATCCGCGGCCGCGAACAGCTTTTGCGATCCCCCAGGGACGGAGAGACGGACAATCCCCCCCGCCTGTCCGACCGTGGATTGGCTGATGAAAGCCTCGAGCGCCCCCGTATACCCGACGCTCAAGGTGATCGCCGGGGATCCGTCGCTGTCGAGGTCCGGAACGTCGAGGATAACGTCCAGGAGGGTCGCGCCGGCCGGGATCTTGACCATGTGGATCAGGTCATCGAGCTCGAGCGCCGCGGTCAGGGCGTAGACGGCCGAAACCGTCTCGTAATTGAGCTTCGCCCGGGGTTGGATGCCACTTCCTACCGCGCACGGAGCCGAATAGAAGGTTGTCGCCATAGCGCCCCCCCCCTACGGATCCATCGTGTAGAAAACGGTGAGCTTGAGGATGCCTTCGGCAACCCCGGTGGTCGGCGCGGTTTTCACCTTGAAGTCGATGGTGTCCTCCGCGGTGTACTTGAACTGCGAGGACCCCACAACGGAGCCCGTGGAACCCGGACGGACAAGCGCGCCGGCCGAGGACCGCCCCTGCACGGCGCCCGTGACGTAACGGGCTTCCGTTGTCCCATCCCCGAGAGCCCACACGATCGCGGTCCCGGTGGCGAGGCCGGTCGCCGGTATATCGAGGACCCAATCGGTGACGGCTGCCCCCTCGGGGATCTTGACCATCTGGATGATATCCTCATCCACAAGGGCCGCGAGGAAGGTGTATTGACCGGAGACGGATCCGGCCGCAAGCCCGGTCCGTGCCGGCTTGCCGTTTTTTACATTGTCACTCTGGAAGGTAGACGCCATGGTGTCCCCCCTCCGTTAATGGGCGATCGCGTAGGTGTCCAACGCGATCACGCCGAAGTCGGCCGAGTTGAAAACGGACTTCTTGATGCCGAAGATCGACCCGGCCGAGACGCCGAGCTTGTTCTTGTAGTCGAACAGTTCCTCGACCCAGGAGTACCGAGAGACGGTATCCCCGCCGCCGTTCCCGAAGGCGATCGCGCCGGCCTGTTCACCGAGGAACAGGGCCCGGGCCGCGGGGAGGTTCGTGCCGGAGCCGTAGTCGCTGAACCGGACCACGTTCCGGTGGGAGTGCATGATGACGTTGTTGTACATCCCGAGGGACCCCTTGAAGATCGGATTCGACGCGCCGCGCGCCCCTGCCGCCTTCTGGATGTCCTGCCATTGACCCGCCGAAGTGTTGGTCCGGAGGTCGGTCGCCTGGTACGGATGTACCAGAAGGACGTAGTGCTTCTCGCCGTCGATCATGATGGGCTGAATCATCGGATCGACGGTTTCGGCCTTCTCCACCAGCCGGTCGATCTCCCCGAGGGTGAGGATATCGGCCGTGGTGATCGTCGCCTTCGCCAACCCGTTGGCGAACTGCAGGTGCGCCGAGTCCGGAGCGTTCAGGGCGTTCCCCGCGAATCCCGTGAAGGTCAGCGGGAGGGTGAGGGTGGAGTCCACGCCACGGGCGCCGGACAGGTAGACGAAAATGAGCTCGTCGAACCGTTCGGCCCACCAGGTCGCCAGCGCGTCCCGGCCTTCCTTGCGGGTGCTGTACGGGACCCGCATTTCCGATGCCTTGCCCTTCGACCGGACCGCGTGACGAAGCTGGTCGATGAGAACCGCATCGTCGTAGTACGTCAGGGCTTCCTCGTTCCCCTCGAGGGTCGCGTCCCCCGTGACGCCGGCGCCCCGGAGCTTCATGCGCAGACCGTGGGTGATCTTGTCTCCGACTTTCTTCTCGAGGTCGGTGAGCTTGGTGATGACGGATCCGATGAACTTGGCGAAATACTGCCTTTTCTCCGCTTCGTGGGCAAGCGAAGTGCTCCAACGCTTCACGGCTAATGCGTGGTTTACTCCAAATTCTGTTTCGGCCATGGTTCGGTTACTCCTTGGTTTTTATTCCCCGCGCAGCCACTTTTCCTGCATTTCGGGGGAAAGCTTTGCGAATTCCTTCTCTCCATCGACGATGATCTTCCCGTCAGCGGGGGCCCCGGGGAGCCTGTCCAGGTTCGTCCCGGAATCGACGATCTTGAACTTCTCCATGAGGTTCCTCGTTACCTGGGCCGTGATCGCCGGCGTGAGCTCCGCGGTGAGCTGCGTCCTCAAAGCTGCCGGATCGGGGCTTTTCGTGAGCTTCGAGAGAACCTTGAACAGCGTAGGTGCCTCGACCCCGACGGATCCGATCATGGACCGGATGGCATCCTCCGACATCCCTTCGTCCTGGAGCAGCTTCTCCATGACGGGAGCCTGATCGAAGAAATCCGGAACTTCGGCCTTGATCCTCGTTTCCATATCCCGGCTCAGGAGTTCCTGTTGCAGCGTCTCGACCCTTTCTTGGAGAGCCCGAAAGGCGCCCTCCGGATCCTCGAGGACGTTTGGTTCCTTCGCCGGCGTTTCGGCAAGCTTCGCTTTCAGGGCTTTGTTTTCCGCATCGGACCGCTGCCGAGCAAGGCGTTCCTCATGCAGCGCCGCGTACGGCACAACCCGATCCTCTTTCTTCGCCGCGGGTGTTTCCGGGGGAGGCGGTTCTTTCCCCGGTTCCGCTGCCGGTTCAGCCGGCTTTCCCGGGTCGGCCGCGCCCGGGTCCGGGGGCACCGGAGGGGCTGCGGGGTCGGCCGGGGGAGGATCCGGCACGGTTTCGCCGGTGAGCTCCGCTTCCGTGTACTCTCTTTCCTCGAACAGTTCTGCTTGATCTGCACCCATGATTCCCCCTTTTTACGCCTTGGGAGGCGAGGCCGGTTTTACGCCATCGGCAGGCGGCTTTGGAGCTTTCAGAAATTCGGCGGCTTTCTCGACGGTGGAATCCTTGATCTGCGTGACCCCTCCCCACGTTTCGCCGGCGAGGATCTTGTTCAGGGCTTCCTCCGGGGATATCCCAGGCTCCGGGGGGCCCATCGGCTTCGGTTCTTCCTTCGCGGGAGCTGCCGGCGCCGCGGCTGGCTTCGTCTTGTTGATGGCATCGGCAAGGATCTTCTGCTGTGTCAGCTCGTCCTGCTTCGCCGCTGCCGCGGCCAGCCTCTCGAGGACCTTCTCCTTGTTCGGGATATCGGCCATCTCGAAGGCCACTTGCATGACGGGCAAGGCAACATCCGGGCTCATCTTCGAGGCGAAGTCCATCAGGGTCCGGCTCATCCAATTCCTGGTGGTGTCCGTCTCCGGGTGATCGGACACGACGATATCGTACCGGCCTTGCGAGAGCATATTCGTCCCGCCCTGGTTGAACGTGACGAATTTATCCGCGCCGGTCTGATCGTCGGTGATCCGGATCATCTTCTCGTACGTCCAAAGACGGCGCATTTCCGAGAGAATAAGCTCTCCCATGCGCCGCTTCATCAGACGGAGATTGTCGAAGGGCTCCGTGTTGACGGTCGCTCCCTGGCGCTGGCGCGCCTCGATGGCCACGCCGGACCGCGCGTTCGTCTGCTGTCCCATCTGTTCCTCGACCGAGCCCGAGACTTCTTGGAGCTCCTGCTTCGCCTCCTGCATGATCTTGAAATGCTCCGCGGCCACGGCGGTATCCTGCTGGAACTGAAATTTCTTCATGTTCAGGGCGCCGGGGTTGAGCTCGATCCACGCATCCGGGCGGCTGATCTGTTTCTGTGCCCCGAGGGGGTCTTTCAACGCCCCCGTCTCGAAGAACACGCGGCGGGTGGTGATGATATGGGAGTATTGCGATCGGTTCTTGTTGATTTCCCGCTGCGGGTCCTTCATGTTCCGGATCATCCCGTACGGATTCCCGTCCTCGTCCACATAGCAAACGAACGGGATAAGCGGGTAGCGGTTGTGCTTGGCCAGGATGGGAGCTTCTTCCTCGAGGACGGTTTCCCCCGAGAAGATGCATCTCCAAATCTTGTCCACGGGCTTCCTGATGACCTTGATGATGAACGAGGACGCGACGATCGAAGGATTCGCCAGGAGAACCTGGGGGTCTATCTCCTTCACCATGCCGTCTTTCAGTTTCAGGAACACGGCGTCCGTGGGCTTCTTGAAATACATCTGCACGATGAGGACCCGTTTCCGGTGGGAATCGACATACTGCACCGATTCCCCGGACTTGTACTGATCGGGTTTCACCTGAACGTGTGTGCTCCCGCCTTCTCCCTTCAATTCCTCGATGCCCGTCGCAAGCTCGTCGGCTTTTTCGGGCCATTTCTTCTTCGCAACCTCGAGGTCTACCCATCTTTCCTTGAACATGAACCGGGCATCGTCGAACAGAAGGTCCCGGGCGAGGGGATCCCAACCGACCTTTCTCCAATCGCAATAGTTGACGGCTACTTCTTCCTCCATCGGATCCTCGTTCTCGCAAATCTCGACCCATCCGATGCCGGCTTTCAGCCCGTCGAAGAAAACGTCTGAAATCTTGTGGTCTGCGTTATTTTGATCCTGTACATACTTGAAGCCGGAAGTGATCGCGTCTGCCGTGCCCCCGTCCTTGGCGCCCCGGGGGCGCGCGGAGATATCGGTCCGGCTGCGGATCTCGATTCCCTTCTGCAAGTCGATCGTGGGCTTGACCCGGTTGATGGAGAACACCGGCCGGCCCTCTGCCTCGAGGGTTTTTATATCCGCGTCTTTCCATTGGCCCTTGCCACCGTGGTAGAACCGGCCATCCTCGCTCGAGTCGTTTCTCCAATCGACGGAGAGCTCTTTCGCTTCCCTGTGCCAGCCCTTGTAGACCCCGATACGCTCGTTCGGGGTTTTCGAGTTCTGACCTTCGGTGTCGGTTTCGGCCACGGGACCCCCTACATACTCATCCAGCCGCGAACGGCCGGCTTCGGTTGATACCGCTTCCGCTTCTCCGCTTCCGAGGCTTCCTCGACCATTCCGAAGAAGAAATCGCGGAGAATGTCGTACAGGTAGGCGAACATATTGATTCCGTCATCGTGCCAAACGGGGAAATTCCGCATCTCCATGAGGATCCGGTCGATGTAATTGGACGGGCAAGCGTCCGAGTAGAACATTTTCCCGTTGTTCAGCGGCCACGCCAGCGCGGATTCGATCATTTTCTTCTTGTTCCGGCCGGCCGGCCGCAGGAGGACGCCGTTCCCCCCGGGCTCCCACGACACGAACCGTCCGTAGGCCCGGAGCGCGTTCGCAACGTGGATATGGGTGGTGGAGATCCCGACCTTTTCGATGCCGAGCTTCATAATCATCCCGGCCTTGAGGTACATCCTCACCATGGAGTCGATCGCCTCGCTCTCCGACATGGGGGAGATCACGACATCCTCGAGGAACACCCTCGATTGCCCGATATCGTCGGTGAACGGCTCGACCGCCACGATCCCGAAGGCCCAGGAGTCCATGCCGGTGCGCCGCTTCGCGCTTTCGAGGTCGCCGGCCTGATCGACGAGCATGAACCGGTAGACTTCTTTCGGGATTAGGCGCCGCTCGATCTTCTGGAACAGGTCCGGATTGAGCTTTTGATCCGCGATCGGCGAGGGGTCCAAGAGCTGCTGGCAGTTGAAGGTCCTGGTCAGCTTCAGGTCATCCCAACGGCGTTGAGAGACGAACACGGGGCACCCCGCGGCGGTCCCGTCGTGGGACCCGGGCCGGAACCGGTAGTGGTATTTCGGCTCCCCCTGCGGGGTGGTGAGCCCCTTGATGTAGGTCAGCGGATCCGCGTGGTGATAGTAGGTCCCGATCACCCGATGGTGGCCCTCGTCGGTCCCGAGGTTCTGGCTCGAGTCGAATTTCGTCTTGACCTTCTCCATCATGTCCGGGGATTCGGCCATATCCTCCGTCGAGATATCGTCGTACACCCGGCGCTTGAAGTGGAAGCCGGTCGGCATCCCCTCCACCAGCCCCCAGGCCGAAATGTTCGGCTCCTTCCGGTTGCTCTGCCTCCGAAGAATCAGCCCCTCGTCGAGCGACCACAGCGGGGCTTGCTTCTCGCAGTTCTCCCAAACCACATCCGGGAAGCAAGCGGAAAGGATCTTCTCGTTCTGGAAGGCGGTCTTGATGGAAAAGAGGAACTTCTTCGCCACGGGCCGGACGTACGAGAAGATCCCCGATGCCTCGTCGGGCTCCCGCAGCGTGAACTGCATCGTCTCCGCGATCGTGATGATCGTGGACTTGAAGTGTTCCCGGGCCCAAACGTCCAGGGTGTAATCCTTCGGCCCGAGCTCCACATCCCGGCACGATTTCACGACGAACGGATGATTGGCGATCGGGATTTTCAGCACGAAATGGACGATGAAAAACAAATCGTCGAGGATCAAAGCCCTCACGGCGTCCCGTTCCGGCCATTCCCCGGAAGCGATCTTCGACGCCACGATCCCATAGTCCCATTTGTAGGAACAATCGGACCGCGGCTCGAATTTCTGCCCGTTGATGACGATCAAATCAGGCTATCCCCCGTGTAATCGCACCAGGCGCGTCTCGCCCGGGCCCATGCCCCGACGAAATTCGCCGCGGACCATCCCGGAGCCTCAACGTCGATCCATTTCTCGAACTGCGCGGCCCGGATCCGGAGGATATGATCGGCGGGAAGCCCGTCGGCATCGGCGCGCGCGACCATCCTTTCCGGCAACGAGGGCGACACGGCGAACTGCCGTGCGAATTCGCCGCGGCCCTCTACCGAAACGGGCATCAGGAAATCCGG